CGGTGTTACATACTTGCGTATTAACAACTGCGTACTTGAGTAAAGTGTAGGGTTATTAGCACAGCAAGTTGACAGATTGGGCTTGCTGTGCTATACTAGCAGCATACAGTAACAACACAGGAGCAAAAATGTTTGACAGCGTAAATTTTGTGCGTAGCGAAGAGGGCATTAACTTTAGCATTGACGTTAATGAGGTGCATTGCGGAGTACTAGTAGAGAGCATTAATATGTTTGTTAGTACACAATGCGAGGATGGTGAGTATTGGGGCGACGGCGATTTAGCTGTGTGCTGGAATATGGAGGGACTTACTAACGACGAGAGCGCACAGACAATGGGTAGTTTGCTGTTGCGTAACATACACAGCGACGACGACGTTACTAGAGTAATGGGAGAGTTTTATTGGGAGCACGGCTTTGACGAGCGGCTGCGCGAGCTGCTTATAGCACACGGTTTTAGTGCTGAGGCTGCTGAGAGTGTATGCGGCAGCGAATGGGGTATGCAGGACGAGGGGCGTGCTAGCTATGACGCTTATAGTATTGCGGACGAGGTACGCGAACATTTTGGAATTAAGGCAACTGCGTAATGCGTTTAAATGACATGCTACAGTGGGCGGGTGCTGTGTTTATTATAGCAGGGCACCTGCTTAACGCCCTAGCTATAGACGGATATAATATTGCGGCATTTGCTGTGGGCACTGTAGCATTCCTAGCGTGGAGCTTGCGTGTGGCAAATAAGCCACAGCTGGTTGTAAACGTTGTGGCAATGACCGTATGCACCATAGGGCTATTTAGGGCTTTTGGTTGACAGGACCAGCGTTTGGCTATACAATAGAAGCATAGTAAGAAGTAAGGAGCGACCATGATCACAGCTGACATAATCAAAACCCTTATAGAGTTGAGCCCACAGGGCTTAACCAAACTGATTCGCAGAGCAGGCTACAAAGAGGACAGCTTCACAGAAGCCAAATTCTTGGGCATGACTAACGGCGGACAGTTCTGCTATCAGTGCAAGTATCCTGGCGAGTTTGAGGACGAGTGCAAGGTTTTTGTCTATCAAAGCATAGACGGCACATTGAAAGCAGAGTATTAACCCTACGGTTGACTAGGGTACCGAAAGGTGCTATAATTAAGGCTTAAACACACACAGGAGCACACAATGGCAACACGAAGCACTATTGCATTGGAATTCGCAGACGGTACAGTTGAGCAGGTCTACTGCCACTGGGACGGCTACCTCGAGCACAACGGCAAAATTCTGCAGGAACACTACTCTAATCCCTTCAAGCTCAAACAACTAATCCAGCTGGGTGCCTTGAGCTCGCTGAGCACTGAGATTGGCGAGAAGCACAGTTTTGACAATCCAGGCCAGTACGGCTCGCCCGAGTATGTCAAGTATCGCGAAGAGACTGAGCACATGTGCCTGTTCTACGCACGTGACCGTGGCGAGGATTTGGTCAAGCACAGTTTCAAAGACTTTGAGGACTATGTTAAGAACGTTCAGCGTGAGGAATACAACTACATCCTACGCAACATCAACGGTCAGGCAACTTGGTTTGTTGAGTATTACGCCTGCGAGGGTGGTTGGGTGACGCTTGAAGAAGCATTTGAAATTAAGGAAGAGGTGGACGCATGAGCAAGATGGCAGAACTAGCCTACGACATTGAGCAACTCTACATTGAGGGCAAGAACGCAGGACAGATTGCCCGTGAGTTGAACTGTCCTAAAGAGATTGTTCTAGCCTGGATTGCGGATCAAGGCTGCAAGCCCTTTGACGAGTGGGATGTAGACGCACAAGAGCGTCTGATCCAAGACTTGTACAGTCCTCACAACACCGTCAATTCGTAAGTTTCGCGGGCCCTATCGCCTGGGTACTCTCCATAGGACTTGTACCCTGCAACCTGGGCCCGCCCCCGCACTCGACCGTTGTATTAATACAACAACACAAAGACCCTACAGTTGACTGGGACACTGTTTGGCTATATAATAGCACTATGAATAAGCAAACTACACCCCGCAAAACAAGGCAGCACTACATTCTGTTCTGCGCGAACACTCCGTTCAAGCAGAAGCGTGTAGAGCTGAAGACACGCTACCAGCGTCAACCCAAGCACCGCAACAACAAGGAGCAATGATATGGAACTGAAACTGCAAAACTCTGCACAGCACAAGATCGCAGACCTTATGTGGGCCGCACAGTCTATGGATGAAGTCAATACTATTCTTAGGGTCTTTGGGCACGATGCTCGTGTAGTCTTTGAAATGATGACTGCGGCTACCTTTGACGACATAGAAGATACCCAGGACGCGGATAGGGTTATTAAGGCGCTGATTGACAAGCGTTGATTTTGGTGCTATACTACACAAACACTGACACACAAGGAGCGTAAATGAAGAACTTGCAAGCCTATGTAGATCGTAAGAACAGCTGGGGAAAACTGTTTGGCGGTCAGCCTCTGGTTATTGGCAAAGACAACCAGAAGATCGCAGACAGTCTGGACGCAGACCTTAGCCCGGAGAACTTGACTATGGACGGCGAACTTCCTCGTTCCGAAGTCCAGAAGCGTCACAAGTTTTTGTCTGCGGCTGCGCGAGAGCTGATGAGCATCGACAGCCGTGTGAAGTTCTACGAATTTTCCTAAGGAGCAACTGTGCAAGCAGACATGGAATACATCAACTTGGTAGACAAGGTCTTGGATCAGATCGTAGAGGATGTTCGTAATGGCGATCTTACTGCGATCCAAGAGCTCTTGGTCTACTGTGAAGTCAACGCAATGAAACAATACTTACCTGAGGAGAAGCAGAATGCCTAATTGGTGCAATAACTCTGTGTCTATCACGCACAGTGATCCCGAGAAACTGCGAGCCCTGGTTGAGGCTGTGAATGCCAAGCGGTTCTTGGACTTTGCGATTCCTGTGCCGCAGGACCTAACTGAAACAGTTGCGGGCTTTCTAGGCAACGGTGATGAGCAAAAGGCACTGGAGCTCAAAGAACAAGAGAATCTCAAGAAGTATGGCGTCAAGAACTGGTATGACTTCTGTGTAAGCCGTTGGGGTACCAAGTGGGATGTTGAGGCCTACGACACGGTAGAGTTCGATCCTGCGGGTGTGACCTTTGGCTTTGACTCAGCATGGTCTCCACCTACTGGAGTCTATGAAGCACTGGTTGAAGATGGCTTCTCAGTTACTGCATTCTACTACGAACCCGGCATGGCCTATGCCGGCAAGTGGAGTGACGAGGATGGTGACCAATACTGGGAACTCAGTGGTATGACTAGCGAGCAAGTTCGCGATATGCTGCCAGAAGACCTAGACGAAATGATGTGTATTTCTGAGAACATGGCACAATGGGAAGAAGAAAATGAAGAAAACTAATAGAGAACTTAATCAAGAACACGACAAACGAACTAAGGAACGGGTGCGGCCGAAAGGCCCTATCTATGAATTTGCTGCGCTAGAAGCAGTAATTCGACAGTGGGTGCAGGGCAATGGCAAATAAACTTGCGCTCTTTGGTCGTCCTTATGTAGTGTTCGATCCTAGTAATAAGGATCATAGACGCTGGTTCTCGGAATTTAACAAACGCAGGACTTGGGGACATTGCCCTGTAAGGTTCATTGTCAATGAAGATCACGGAGACCTACTGACTATGATCCAACGTAGCCTTATCCAATTCTATGTGGACAAGGAGTTTGGCACGGACAATAACCCTAAGATTCGCTCGAGTTTTTTGGTTAAAAAAAGTTTGCCAAAAGGCAAAAAAACGGTTGACACACAGCTCAATTGAGCATATAATTTGAACATGCTGAAGAATGGTTCTGAGGCACTTTTAAACACATAGAGAGGCACACACAATGGCTACTGATAAAACTTTTAACGTGTTTGGCGTTTCCAAACTTGATGGCGAGTACAAGGTTCGATTCGCTAATGACATTATGCGAACCAAGGTGCTGGCCAAGCACGGACACGAAGACATTCGTCTAGTTGACATTGGTCGCAGTGTCAGCAAGTTCGATGGTATCAAGGCTATCCAGACTATGGATGAGTTTAGCGATGCTGCTGCTCAGGCTGCAATCGCGGAGTACTTGGAAGACAAGGCTCCTAAGGCTACAGCGACTAAGGCCAAGGCCGGCCCCGCTGTCAAGGCCACCAAAGCTCCTAAGGCTGCAAAGGCCCCTAAGGACACTGTTAAGAGCCGTGAGGCTCAGGCACTTGCAGAAGCACGTGCCAAGGCGGCTGCAATGGCCGATATTGAAGACGCACCTTTCTAAGCAAGGTAAATAGACAGCCCGGGTGCAATTCCCGGGCAACTACAACACAAAACAACACCTACTATGACCTGGGAACTTTACGAAGTTTGGGCAACTTTCGACGGCCACGACGAACTTGTGGACACTACTAAAAGTCTTAAAGAAGCAAAGCAGTTGGCAAAGAAGACTGTTAATGAAGGAGCAGAAGCTGCTACTATCTACAGAGAGACCGCAGATGGTGACTATGAAGTCATAGAAGAATTGTAACACACACGCCCGGGTGGTGAAATAGGTAGACACAAGGGACTTAAAATCCCTCGCCGAAAGGTGTACCGGTTCGAGTCCGGTCCCGGGCACCAAGTTTTAGGGCCTCTAGCTCATGTTGGTTAGAGCAGCGGACTCATAATCCGTTGGTGCGGAGTTCGACTCTCCGGGGGCCCACCAAGATCTGCCCTTAGTTCAGCTGGATAGAACAACGGCCTTCTAAGCCGTAGGTCAGAGGTTCGAGTCCTCTAGGGCAGGCCATAATACCCGTTCGGTTGACAGGGTCTTTGTTTGGTGCTATACTACAAACATGATGAAAAAGCAATTCCGAACTGTAAAGAAGAACCGTTTCGCTCGTGTACGCGAGATCATGGCAGAGTACGGTTTCCCTCTGCGACTGGTCATGTGCGGCAAGATTGAGAACGGTCGCTACTACCTTACCAACCGTACCAAACCCTAAGGAGCTGACAATGCTTAACACCTTTGAGATGGACACCATTGCTGAGATCAAGGCGCGGGTGCTGGCCAAGCTGCCTGTAGCAGACTGGGAGAAGCAGTTGATTCTAGATCTGCTACGGCGCGAAGGTCGTGGCGTTAATGCCGCAGTTCTAGAGCGTGCTAAGAACAGCGGGTTCAATGTAGAAGGCATCAAAACCATCTAAGGAGCGGTTATGGAATTCAAAGATCTCACACCCAAGCAAAAGGTAGAAGAAGTCCTAACCTGCGTCTTGTTTGTGGCTTTTATGCTACTCATGGTGTTCATGCCAGACTTGACACGATAAGCCAAAGACACTACAATAGACACATAAACAAGCAAGGAGCGAAACAATGCTGTTGAATTACACTGAAATGGATGTAGGCTACGATCAGCGCCACGGTGGACCTTACGATCGTGGATCGGCTGATTCTTACTACAATCGTCCCTTCAATCCTCACTTCTATGCGGGTGCCACAATGCAGAGCCCGCGCATTCCTCTTGAGTGCATGACTGCTGAGGAGATCACTGCCTACACCGCAGGCTATCGCGACAACGAAGCGTCTGGCAACCACAAGGAGTGGTACTGATGACTCCTACAGAATTCGAATACTGCCAAAGGGCTCTCAAAGAGCTAGAGAAGCCCTTGTCGTTGATGCAGAGGATCAAGGTCCAACGAACTATGGCACAGATCCTCAATCGCTCTGCTGAGCGCATGGAAGAAACCTTTATCGATGCAGTTGAAAGGAAATTGTATGACCCTGCGTGAACTGATGGTCGAGTATATTCTCTTTGCATTTGATGAACAAGAGCTCATGCAGAAGTTCCAAGTCACAGAAGAAGAACTGCCCCTGTTGGGCGATGTCGATCTCCTAGAAATCTACGATCAAACCTTGTTGACTCCTGTGGCAGAATAACAACAGTTGACAGGGCTGTCCAAAAGTGCTATACTAGAGTCATAGTAAGCAAAAAGGAGCAGCAAATGGTTAAGATCACAGGCACACTAGGTTCTATGACATTCCGCAGCCATATGGCAGCATGGGAGTTCCGTACCAAGATTGAGTCGTGGCCCGGCTTTGCTACCAAGCAAGACCTTACACGAGAAGAAGCTGTTGACTACCATCTTGCCTACTGCCGAGGTGGTGCTGCTGCCGTTCTAGAGCAAGAGCGGATCTTGATCGCTAGGAAGCACACTGAAGCAATGGCAGAAGCTCAACGCCGGGCTCTCTACGAGATGGAGAAGCAACAAAGGTATGCCATGGCTAGGATGGCTCCCCGTGACAGCGATCTGTATCGCAGCCACTACGACATGTGGCATCCCAGCTACCGTTGGGGCAGCTAATAGCCCTACGGTTGACAGGGTTATCCAAATCTGCTATACTATGGGCATAGTAAGAAACAAGGAGCTGACAATGGACTACCACAATATCGTTGACATGGAATACGGACTGAAGTGTATGCTGGGTCGTACCTTTGTTCGCGTAGAAGGCGCTGTGGGCGACGGCGAGATGGTGTTGGTGGCTGCTGATGGTGCTCGCTTTATGTTCGCTCACCACCAGGATTGTTGCGAGCATGTTCGTATCGAAGACATCGTAGGCGACCTGCAGGACCTGGTAGGTGAGCCGTTGTTGATCGCTGAAGAAGTCTCCAACGCTGACGGTCCGGAGCCCGAGTATCCGGAGTCCTACACCTGGACCTTCTACAAGTTCGCTACCCGCAAGGGCTATGTGGACGTTCGTTGGTTGGGTGAGTCGAACGGCTACTATTCGGAGTCTGTGGATCTGTACGCAGAAAGGGTGTAATGCCCTTTCGGTTGACAGGGTCTTTGTTTGGTGCTATACTATGTTCATAGCGTAACAAAACAGGAGCGAAAGATGGGAATGTTCACTAGCGAAAACCAGGACACTATGAAGATTGTTCTCCGTGCTTTCAGCGAAGCAGCCGGCAAGAACTATCCAGGCTTCAATGGCCATAACAGCCACGCATTTGAAGCAGGCTATCTGCAGAGCATGGTCGTTGAGATGCTGCCTCATTTGCCCAAGCGGATGCAGAAGATCTTCATCGACGACATGGTCCGTGCTACTAAGAAGCAGGAGAAGCAGTTGATTGAGAAGATGCAGAAAGACCCTACGGTTGACTTGGCTTCTGTTTGATCGTATACTAGACACATAGTAAACAAAACGGAGCAGACGATGGGTTACAAGGTCCTGGGCAAGTTCGAAGATGTCATGCAAGGTTTTGAGCCCCGCAAGGGCTTGGAGGGTCCTATGAACTTCAACGGACAGGTCCTGTACTATGATCCCAAAGAGGGCAAGTATTGGGATCCCAAGACTGACTTCTATCTGTCGCATGACGAGTACTTCCGCATCGTTGGTCTAATCTAAGGAGCAATCATGGACACTATGATTCGTGCAACCTCATACGGTGAAATAGGCATTGACACTGAAGCCAGCCCAGGCAACGGCATATTCTATGTCAAACTCTACGACGGTTCCTACGATGCTGTGGGCTTTGACACTGTGGATGAAGCTTGGGCAGAGCTGGAGTTTGTAGCCTGCGGCATCGTTGATGCAGAGTTTGAAGAATAGCCCTACGGTTGACAGGGCTATCCAAAAGTGCTATACTAGAGGCTAAGTTAAACAACACGGAGCGAACCAAATGGCAATGATTGTAGTCGAAACCCAATACATGGAAAACTATGGTTCTGCGGAACAGCCCTACTGGAAGTTCAAGGGCGGTAGCTCCTACAAGATCACAGGCGTGCCTCTGAACCAGGACCTGGACGCTGTGGTTGCCGCAGCCAACATCGGCTACAAGAACGACTTCGCCGAAGAGTATGTGATTGGTTGGACCGTACAGAACGACGACTACCTCTCAGAGTTTGAGCGTAGCCAACTGGACTACGAAGGCAAGATCACCTTCCCAGAGCCCACACTAGAGTACGGGGAATTGGTTGACGCCACAGCCTAAAGACTCTATAATAGACTACATCAACAACGCAATAGGAGCGAAACTATGCAAGCATTCACCCAAGAGCAAGTCAACGCAATCGTGTTCGAAGCTCAGTCCGAAGCCAACCGTGCCGCTAGAAACTTCCTGGCCCAACACGGTGACCGTGACTGCTGTGGCTTTGCTTGGACCAACATCTACGGCGTCAAAGGCAACACCAAGCTGGGCAAGATGCTGAAGGCAGCAGGTGTGCGCCAGGACTACACCAAGGCCTTCCAGCTGTGGAATCCTGCCAAGGTGCCTGTGCAGAGCTTGAGCGTGCTGGAAGCGGGTGCTGAGGCCGCGGCCAATGTGTTCCGCAAGTATGGCTTCGAAGCCTACGCTGGTAGCCGTTTGGACTAAGGACTAGACATGCTAGGACTATTCTTTGCAGTGGTGTTGATAGTCCTAGCTATCTTCCTACTGATCTTCTTCAGCAAGGTGCTGATCATCATGGCCTTAGGCTTTGCAGGTATTGGCCTTTGGCACATGGGCGGCACACTAGGATTGATTGGGTTGGCTGTGGTAGTGACCATAGGATTGGCGCTGATACACTACGAAGTGATTCCATAAGCCGTTGACAGACACAGACACTGACTGTATAATTACTTTTTTGACACACAAGGAGCGAAACATGCCGCGTATTGCCAAAGACAAAGGATCCGTTCTCAGCCTCGCACAAGAGCCTGTTAACAAGGTTCTGCGTGAAACTGATGAACAAATTATGGAGCGACTCAAGGGTCGTTTCGAAGTTCTTGATGACATGACTCGTGCAGTCAAAGCAGGCAAGATCCGTGCTATGATTGTTTCGGGCCCTCCGGGTGTGGGCAAGAGCTACGGCGTTGAAAGCCAGCTGAGCCGACACGATGTGTTTGCCAATGTAGCACAGAACGAGAAGCTGAAGAAGTACGAAGTGGTTAAGGGTGCTATGTCAGCGCTGGGCTTGTATGCCAAACTGTTTGCGTTCTCAGATCCCAAGAACATTCTTGTGTTCGATGACTGCGACAGTGTTCTGCTTGATGACCTTAGCCTTAACATCTTGAAGGCTGCTCTGGACAGTGGCAACAAGCGTATGATCCATTGGAACACTGACAGCCGACTGCTTCGCCAAGAAGGCATTCCGGGCTCGTTTGAGTTCAAAGGTGGCTGCATCTTTATTACCAACATCAAGTTCGACAACGTGCGCTCTAAGAAACTGCGTGACCATTTGGAAGCATTGGAAAGCCGTTGCCATTACTTGGACCTTACCATTGACACAGAGCGTGAGAAGATCCTGCGCATCAAGCAAGTGATCCGAGATCATGGCATGCTTGACAAGTATGAGTTTGGTGAAGCGGGTGCGGCTGAGCTGGTCAACTTTGTAGATGCCAACAAGCGTCGACTGCGTGAGCTGAGCTTGCGTATGGTGCTCAAGCTTGCAGACTTGAAGCAGGCATTCCCTGCTAAGTGGCAAGGACATGCAGAGGTTACTTGTATGCGTTAAGCTGTACGGGCTAGCAGCCCCAAAGAGCTGCGGCCCTGCACATAGACTAGCCAACGATTCGCTCCCGGTAACTAGTCTAAGGTTTGACCAATTCGCTCCTGGTCAAACCCTGAGGGGAGGCAGTTCCTCCCCATGTTGGATCCCCTGACCGAAAGCCGATTCGCTCCCGGTGGTCAGGGGATTTTTTTTGGTTGTGGTGGCGATGGGGGTGGGGGGTATATATTATAAAAACTGTTGTAAAAATACAACAGCGCATTCAATTTTTTCCACTCTAAAAAAACGGTATACCGGTGCAAAATCACCAGGCTGAAAGCCAAAGTACTTCACCCGTTTTTTTTGCGCGGCAATTTTTTTTGGGCACAGGACCCATTTCTAGCTATAAATATTATACTATGAAAACCATCATACTCATGTTTATAGCAGTCAGCATTCTGGGCTGTGCCAATCCCAGTTTAATCGCAGCTAGGAAATACTGTGCGAGTCAGCAGTTAACCAAGTACACACAGGCTTATAATAACTGTGTTTACCAGCAGCGATCTACTGTTACCATGTAAATCTAACTCGACCGTCACCGCCCTTGCCAGTAAAGTCAATACCGCCACCTTGCCCACCACCCGGCTGTATACCGTTAAACGGTGATGTAGTACTGTTGGCCTGTGCGTTTGGACTGTTACCAGCCAGTCCACCTTTATAGCTGTTGACACCTTGGAAACTGCCAAAACCAGATTGTCCTACAGTATTGACATCGCCGCCTGATGCTGTACCACCTGCACCGCCTGTGCCATCTCCACCGCCCTGTCCACCTCCAGCAATCATACTAGCACTTGGTCCACTGGTTGAACTGTTGCCGCCTGCTGTGCCCACAGTCTGTCCAACTCCATTGTAACCGCCAGCAGCACCGCCAGTACCTACAATAAAAGTAATCACCTGTCCCGGAGTCACTGTCAGTAGCTTGCTGACGTAGCCACCGCCTCCTCCTCCACCACCGCCTTCAATAAAGCCGCCCCCGCCACTGCCGCCGCCAGCACCCCATATCTGCATGGTCACTGCTGTTATGCCTGCGGGCACAGTGAATGAGCCCGAGCCCACACTGTCAAACTGTGCTGCATTAACAGGAGTTCCGCCTATTATGCCTTTGGCCACTATACCTTTTGTTATGATTCCCATCTAGTATTTATGGGGTTTGGTCATCGGAACGCTAAAAATCGCGTTTACCGCTGTCCGCTTCGCGGTCTTGGATCTACTGGTGCCCCGCTAAATACCAAAAAGGAAAAGTTATGATATTGGTAAATGGCGACAGTTGGACTGGTGGAAAAACCTACCCCAGCCGTGAAGATCTTTGGCCTTCTAAACTGGCTTCTTGGGGACTGGATGTAACGAATCTAGCCATTGGGGGCAGCAGTAATCAACGTATTTTTCGTACAACTATCGAATACCTTTACAGCACAGAAACAACTAATATCACGCATTTAATCATAGGGTGGTCTACTCTAGATAGGTATGAATTTCCTTCAGAATCGGGTCGATATTTTCGAATAACTGCACATGGTGTTGGTATTTTTGACAATGGAGACCCTGTAGAAAATATAGAAACTTTTAGAACTATTTACTATAACCACATGTACAGTCAAAAGTTGCAATACCAATCTTTTTATCATAATCTAATGATTCTACAGGATCTTTGCCGTTACAAGAATATAAAATTTTTAAATTTTAATTCCCTATGGACTAAACCAGAACTGCTGACTGCTTCTGGTTACTTACCTAACAATTGGCTGTTACCCCCTGATCATAGCATGGCTCGTTATTGCGACGAGTTGGGCTACGGCCGAATGGAATCCGGACATACTACTGCTCAAGGCCAAACTGCATGGGCCGAACATGTTAATAAATTTCTTTAATCCCACATGCTGCGAAATTCGCCGTTTAATCTAACTGCGGTATAGGCAGCTTCAGCTAGAAATTCAAAGTGTCGAGCTAGTACAGCTATAGTAGGCAGTTGGCTGTACTTTAATGCACGTTCATAACAGCTGGCTCCCAACTGTGCATAGTAAGTGGGCGTTATGCCTCTGCCTGTGCCCAGTTCAGGAAATACTGCACGAGTAAACCAACAGACATCGCCTAGTTCTATAGCTTCTGAAGGAGTGCGTATTTGAAAGTAACGTTCGGCGTAACTGGGCTCAGGACGCCAACGAGGTTGATCAATCATCTGTGCTAGTATTCTAGCTTGATAATGAGTAATATGACTGGGTATTGCCCAACCATGACTGCTGTAACAATTGTCTAACAACTGTTGAAACATACGGACATTGTGCTGATCATCCATATGTTTATTTATTAGGCTTTTTGTTTATTTTATAAGGCTTTTGATTCTAAACAACAGATCAGATTCGTTAATTTTAATCTGTTGGTCTGCTGCTACATAGGGCTCGCCTTCGATGTTGGTCTGATATTGTTTGCCTCTCCAGGTAAATTGACCCTGTCCAGCACGGCCCTGTTGTGCTGCCAGTCGGCGTGCTTGAGCAAATGCCTGACCAAATGACAATGTGTCTAGATTAGGTTTATCTGCGGGCATGGCTGCTTGACCAGTAGAGTCAGCTGCTGAATTAGGTTTATTGGCCAAATAGCCTATTCCAGCGGCCCCAGCTGCTGCGCCACCGGCAATAGCAGCTCGTTGTGCTCGTGTAAGTTTGCCAGCATCGGCTACATTGTCTGCTTTGCTGGCCAATCTTCCTCCAGCGGCTGCTACCGGAGCCGCACCTTTGATATCATCACTGCGCTTGCCAGCAGCAGCCGCATCATCTACTTTGTTAGTTGCTCGACTGGCGTCTGCTACATCATCACCTTTACCAGCTGTTCTGGCCGCACTCGCAGCCGCCGGAACTTCATCAGCTGTTTTAGCTACTGTTGCAGTAGGTACATCATCAGCAGCTCTAGCGGCTCGGCCAGCATCTGCTGTCGTGTCTGATGCATTAGCTACTCTAGCTATATCACTTACTTCGTCGCCCTTGCCGGCTAATTTACCTGCTGTGCCTGCTGCTGTAGTAACTCCAGCTAATGTGGCAATTCTTGCTGGATCTGCTTCTGGTTTGATGGGCGGCGGGTCAACTCTAGGATCTAATCTGTTGGCACCAGTAGTAGCAGTATTACCTAATTGAGGTTCAACTCTACCAGAGGATCCAGTAGCAGGAGGTGGATATGCTTTATCAATTTGTGCCCTATGTGCTGCCACTGATCCCGGTGCTGGATCAAGCGGCGGGTCAACTCTAGCAGGCGCTGGTTTAATGCCTTTGGCTCTTTGTAAAAAGCCGGGCGTATTTTGAACAAATTCTTTAGCAGCTTTTAGAGCTGCTCTACCCGGTGCACCAACAACGGGTATAAGGCCCAATGCGGCAAACACACTGGCTGTTGCCGCATCACCTAACTCACCTTTTTTGGCAGCAGCAATAGCATCTTCAACATCTAATGCTGTACCAATGCCCGGTAATAAACTTAGTAAAGTTCTAGTAAGAGCTTTTTGTGCTTCGGGACTGCCTGGATCACTCATAGGGGTTCCCTGCATGGCAGTTAGTGCGTCTGGCTCAGGCTGATCTACTGTGGTTGACTGTTGAGCCTTAGGGTCATAGGCAATGAAATTTCTAGCACGACCTTGCTGTTTCCAATAACCTACTCGACCCCGAAGATCAACTAACAATGCTTCCCCATTAGGACCCTTGGCGTTAGGATCTTCGTAAGGCTTGTATGTACCAGTTCGTTCTGTAAGCTCTTTGACTTTCATAATTTGTATTTACCAAATCAAAAAATCATTCTTTATGGTAGTATTCGTAATTTACACTGGTAGGGTTTTCCCTGCGTATTCTAGCACCATTTTTTAAATGAAATTTACGGGCCATTTCTGTTTGTGGACTAAGTGTAACTATAGTTTTTACTGATGAATGTTCGTGTTTAATCCATTCAGCTGCCTCTCGTAACAATTGTGCGCCTGCGCCAGGACTGTAACTCCAGATGGTGTAGAAAACTGCTACTTCGTGAGATTTATTCAGCCTAATCAGATCTTGTTCATCTTTGGGCACATCGCTGAGCCATTGCCAGCAGGTAGCTGCCAGTACTTGATCTCCAGATTTAAGAATCAACAGTTCAGCATCATCGTTAATACGTTGTTCTAGAGGTATATGCGGTCTAACCGGGTCGTCTTTAATTACTTTTGTAAGGGGGTCTTGTAGATTTTTAACATGATAGAGTTCCATGTTATAGCCTTTCATAAACTACGTAGTTATTTATAAAAGTTATTACAAATCGTCATTAGGCAAGTTGTTAAGCAGTTCTCTTAATTTAGTACTCTGTACTTCTGCTTTGACTTTTGGTACTGCTGCTCCTGTCATAGGATTAATTTCTCCTGTATTAGGATCAACTGTTTGTCTATTTTTAATTTGGTTAAGTAAACTAGTTCCTGCACTAGGAGTAGAACTATTACCATAACCTTCTTGTTCATCAAGATCTGAGATACGTAAACTATCAAGGTTAAATTCAAGGTCAATTTTTTGTCCAACACCACTTGATGAACGAGTTTTCATTAATTGTATTTGATATCTGCCACGTTCACGCATAGCACGGCTAGTAAAGATACCAAACACGTTATCAGCAGTTTGAATTTTACTCAATCCGCCTGAAATATGACTGTGATCAAATTCAACTTCTTCAACAGCACCACGATTTAACTGGCTGGCTGTAACAAATATACAGTTACGTTCCATGGCTAAATTGCGTAATTCTTCTGATACAAACTTATCTTTAATAAACAAGTTTTCTGCACTAATCTTTCTACTGATAGGCATCATAAGATCTAGATAATCTACTAACAGAACGTCAGGCTTTTTACCCAGTTTGATTTCATACTCTTTTAGATAAGCACGAATGTCATTGGCATTTTTACCACTGGGCATGTACTTGACTTGAAAGCTGCCTGATTTTTTGCCAATCATTTTAACTTTCATTTCAACATCGTCAATGCTTTTAAAAATCTCTCTAGTAGGTATTCCAGTTACCATTGCATCAACACGCATCGACACTAGCTCTTCACTAAGTTCAAATGTCAAGTAGATAACATTCAACCCTTGTAGTGCCCAGTTTACTCCTAGGTTAGCTAAGAACAAACTCTTTCCGCCACCACTAGCAGCAGCAAAAATATTGAGTTCTCCTCTGTTCATACCGCCGAATAACTTGTCATCTACTGATTTCCATCCAGTAGATACTTGACCATTTTTATCTTTAATCTTCATCAATCGGCCACGAGGATCACTCCAATAATCTGTACCCATGTCCTTGTTAATACCAACTTGAACAGCTTTTTTAACTAGCTCTTCAACTGGGCCATATTCGCCTTTTTCAAGTAAATCTGCTGACTCTAAAATAGCACGTTCTAGACCTTTATGTCTTATAAATGTTTCAAACTCGTTTAACAGCCAATCATAATGATTTTCTTGTAAATCACCAGGATTTTTAAAGTCACTGTTAGTACTGGCATTAACCATGTCATATGTAGGCATAACACGATTAGTGTCTACATAGTCGTTTATGTATTTGGCAGCAGTTTGTAGCTTCCTATCAAATAGTGTGTGATCAAATATACTTTGGCATCTGACAAAAGTTTCTGCATTATTTAGAAGCATTTCTAAATATAACTTTTGTATTTCATAACCATAATCTGCATTTTGTTTAGTCATAGAGTTTATTATACTATCTTTTACGTAAAAACAACAACATTATATTTCCGTTCAAATTCTCTTGCGTCATTTAAATCGTTAACCATTGGCTGGCCTTTGATATTAAGGCTAGTGTTTAATAACATTGGACATCCTGTTTCTTTGTACCAAAGTTCTAATAATTTCCTAAATGGTGATCCGTCTTGTGGTACAGTTTGTACACGACTAGTACCGTCCCTATGGACGATAGCAGGAAATAGGTCAGGATGCTTACAACGAGCGATGACTTGCATATACCTACTATTATTCCAGCCGTTAGGCATATCAAAGTAATCATTAACCAACTCTTCCAAAATTGCTGGAGCAAAGGGTCTAAATTCTTGTCGTTGCTTGATTGCATTTACTGTATCCTTTATTTTAGATCCGCGTGGGTCTGCTAGTAAACTGCGATTACCTAACGCCCTAGGACCAAATTCTGCACGCCCTCTTGCAAGCCCACAAATAGAATTAGTCTGTAGATATTTTACAATAGTGCTGTTATCTTCTTTATACCCCATGTCATAGCCTAAATAAGGATTTGACCAGTCGGTATGATCACGCCAGTTAGGTTTCTTAGCTAATACTGCGCCAATTGCACTACCAGCATCACCGGGATTAGGATATATCCATGTCTTATCAAAGTACTCACCGGTGATTCTGTTACCTAGACAATTTAATGCACATCCGCCCATTACTACTAGATTACTAGAATTTACTAGCTTTTTTCCTAGCTTTAATACTTCTTGAAAATATCGTTCATATATTAATTGTGTAGTAGCAGCAATGTCAAAACTGTCCTGTACAGTTAATTCTGGAGCCCAATCTAAACATCCTCTGTGTAAATTCCTAGCAAACGAAAAGTCGTAATATTTGCCAACAAAATCGTGTAGCATTTTAGGATAAAATTTATCAGGATCTCCGTATGCAGCCATACCCATTAAGATATATTCATCTTCTAAAGGTTTAAGACCAATGCGTTGTGTAATAGCACTGTAGAACAATCCTATACTATTTGGGAACCATTTACTATAGACCTTTTTTAATTTAAGGCCTTGGCCTTTCCATACGGTAAGAGTTTCAAATTCGCCAATAGCATCTATAACAATAACACAGGCATCACTAAAACCGCTAGTATGATATCCTAGTGCTGCATGGCTATGATGATGTTGATTATATTTTATATCACTAATAATTCCGTAGTCCTTAAGATATTTTTTAATATTGTTATCAGACCACTTCCAGCCTTGTCCTGCATATAATTGTCTTACAGTTTTTAAGTACGGATTTTCATACCAATAAACTTGATCTGGAAGACCATAAAAATTTTCCTTTGCATAGCTAATTAATTCTTTGCATAAATCTTTGTCGTTCTTTTTTCTACTAAAACGTTCGCTATGACTAGCAAAAGCTAGTTTTTCGTCAAGGAATACAGCTAATGCTGCATCGTGACTGTTTGCTGATATTCCCCAGGTAATCATTTGTATATGAAAGGATCTCGTTTTCTAAGTTCTTCTAATCGTTTCTTAAATTTTTTATGTTCTTGCCAACGACGCCAAGGGGTCAGCAAAAAATTAATTATTTTCTTCATTATTACTCCTAAACCATTTTTTTGCCTGTAATTGAATCTTGAGAGAATTAGATTCTTTAGCACTTGTAATTAGCCATAAAGTTGATAACCGTCCAAGTTTCACAACTGCGTCATTGATATCTTTAATACCTTCAGGCCAATTAGGCATACTAACCGACCAACCATATTCTATTGCTTGTTCAACTGTTCTTGGCCCTTCGTGATCTCTGTCAGGTACCCATATGATTTCTTTACCTAATTGTTTTAATAACCAATTTTGACTATCTTTAATTTCAGCACCAAGTACTGCACAGCCGTCAATGCTTATTGCATCAAACGGTCCTTCACATACAATAACAAATTCTTTATTAGCAGTTTGCCTATCTAAATTAAACACATATCCTGGCTGTTGTTCACTAATAAACTTAGGCTTAGCATCATTAGTAGCTCTAGCAGTCCACCCAACAATTTTATTATCTTTGTAAAACGGAATTATAATCCTATTTTTAAAACCAATTTTATTAGTCCAATAAAACGGATAGCTGTACGGATCTATATGTCTAATATTTCTTAAATAACAAAATGCGTTTATTAGGTCTTGATCAGTATTTTCCCAACCTTGTAGCTCAATCCAAGTACTCCATTCTTCGAGACTTTTAGCATCCATTGGTAATGCTCGTTCTTCAAATTTAGGAATAACACTACGAATTTCTGTTGTAGAATTTTCATCTAAGCGCAATGCTTCTAGTCTAAGTTGATTGATTATATCATCGGGGACATTAAGTAGCCTTAATAGTTTACTTAATTTTTGACTTATCTGCCGGCCTGGTTGCCAGCTGGCTTTATATCCGCAATTAAAACAATGATAAGAAACAGCGTCACCTGAATTTATAATGAACCCGCCACGTTGTCTTTTATCTCCGCAACAGGGAGCATTGAAACTTATCCAACCGCTAGGAGTTTTCTTCCTTTTGTGTGGAAGGTGAGATAATAATGTGTCAGAGATAAGGCTCATGCCTTATAATACTTAATCTACCTCTACTTTGTCAACTGTTCCGGTGATATTAGTTCCAGAAACAATATATGTAGCTGATCCTGCGGCTGCTACTCCAGTCCAACTGATAGTATTAACTGAGCTAATAGCATAGCTAGACGGAACTATTCCTGAACTTGCATCAACTGATGTAATTGTAATGATCAAATCATTGATTCCGTCAACGCCACCGATAACACTACCTAAAACTTTAATTTGGCTTCCTGGTGCATAACCAGTGCCGCCTGCTCTAATAGATACGTTGTACGATCCGTTATTAAGTGTTACAGAATAACTAGATCCAATACCGTTTGAATATGGGGTTGAATAAGAAATTCTAAAATATTTGTACTCACCCACTGGAATATCTGTAGAACCGTTAACTGTAGGACTCCAGATGCCGGTAAAATTACTTAATGTAGTAGAATTAATTATTTGTGCGCCTTTAAATGCTTCTAAATTAATTGTATTTTGTTTAGTAGCTTCAAGCCATACACTACCAGTAAATCCTTTTAATGAAACACTAAAGCTAAGTTCTTCTGTTGGTACAGCTTCGTAAAATGTAGCAGGAATAGCACTTGAATGATAAGTTGGAATACCTTTTAAATCAATTTCAGCAGTAAATGTTTTAAATATTCTGGGATCTCGAAATACAGGCATAGCATTACCGATTAATTCAATAGTGCCGGTTGCTCCAAATCTACTGTCTCCATATAGCATTACGTCTTTTCCGTCTTTTACTGCGGTTACACTAAATTTTAAAAATTGATCTGTTAGATCTGTTAGATCATCTTCTGGAATTGTAACACTAGCAAGTCCTTTTAGTGTTGTCTGATTAAATGGTGTTACAGTATATGGGCTGTTAGGTAAAGCCTGACCGCTAGCATCCATTACATTTAATTCAATATTTGATAATGTTGTAAGATTTATTCTTTTTTGATCAGCATTTTTAATATCAAATTCTATGGTATTATCGATGCCGTTATATAGCTTGACAGTTCTTTGGTACACGTTAGTAAACTCCGTTGAATAACCCGCCAAATCAGCTAATAGCTCGATCCTGTTTGGATATAAATAACTTGAAATTTTTTGCATGAGATGCAGGGCCCTTTTTACTATTTATGGCAAAATTAAGAGACAATATAGAAGAAAAATTCCCTTTTATAAGTGTTATTTCCTATGGCGAAAATGAATATGTGGGAATAATAATAAACCAAGATCAATACGTAACTAGTTTTTACGATCTAAATGCTATCAAGACTCCGGAAGAGAAAACTATATTTTTAGATATAGGAGAAACTTGGTGGTGGGAAAGTAATAGACAATTTCCTATCAATATTTTTTGTAGGCAGCAACTGCAACCTTATTCTTATGCTATCAAAACCTTTAATAGCAAAGACACTAACATTATTTTAGGACCAGTAGTAAATTTAATGAATTTAACTATTAAACGGGTTAAGAGAAAATCGGTGCAGTTAGTGCGTAAAGTTCGTTAACTGTACTCGTAACTAATCGACTCGCAAATAAGATTCATTTGTACTATGACTACATGTGCATATGCTATAGCATGTGATTTTTTGAAATGATATTCACCAGTCTCTGGCGGAATCCAAATCTCCTGCATTATCTCCGTCCATGTCTTCCCAATCAGGTGTCTCTTCCCGGGGCGGATCATAGCTAGGACGGCAGCTAATTGTTCCACGGAAGTAGGGCAGGTCTTTCTCAGAATTGCACCATGGCCGTTCAAATGAAATAACAGACTTGTGAATTGGTCGTCCAAAAGTAATTCCCATAGCGGTTCAGTCTCCATTAATTGTTTAAGATGTTCTTGATTTCTTACACCTTCATAGACACTAACATTTAAAAAGTCTATTTTAAAATAACCTCTATCTTCTGCTTCTTTGTAGTCGATTGTACTTATGCCTGTAAACGGATTATGTGGTATAGATGTAACATAAATTCCAGTGTTATGTTTTTTAACAGTATGATCTTCAACAATAGCCGCAGCAACGTGTTGAAAATTTTTAAGAGCAGATGATCTATCTGGAAAATCAATATCAATATCAGGCATTATATATTAGACTCTCTAACAACTTGTTTAACTAATTCTACATCAGCAGGTAATTTTTTAAATTTATTCATCCAGAAAGGTACGTCCATAATAGCTGTTATTGCAGACAAATGCTCGTCGTTAAAATTTTTAAGCATAGATTTTCCACTGTTAGAATTCAACACTACCCAGGGGCTTATTTTTCCGTCTTTAATGTCATATGCTGCTCTGTTAAGACTAACATATAAAAAGTAGTGATTCCAAATAGCATTATTTTGTTCACCCCATGTGATCATATGCTTTATTGTTCTTTCTAATGCAGTCTCTACTGTTTCTCTTTTAACTAAGTCAACAACATATTTGTCATATAGCTCGTCTCTGCACCATTGATCTAATTTTACTCCGCTAGTTATAACAAAGTCAATAAATTTATCTGGATACAATGGGTTTACATTACTAACAAAACTACCGAACTTGACAAATGCATTATAATAAGAACTTTTACGGAAATCTTCATAAGTTTTGTCAACTTTTGAATTTTGTGTTAACTTGTAAAATCTATTGTAAGTGTCAAACCCTAATACAACGTGTCTTTCAGACTGTGCTAAGGCTCTGCGTTTTTGCTCACAGACATGCACTGTTAATGTTTTCTCTTTAGAGAAGCCAGTATTACAATATTGACATTTGTAAGGTTTATCGACCATTAAATTAATCATTTTAATTTTTTAGCAATAGTAGCTTCGTCGTAGCCATATTTTCTAGCTAAGTCTTTTATGTCTTTGTCACTGCTTATTTCTGCTAAAAGCTCTATTTCGTCTTTTTTCTTATTGGGATAGAGCTCTTCTAAAAATTTAACTTTCTTGCCGCCGGTGCCTTTTCTTTTATGTCCTATCCACTCATGAAAAAATTGTGTTTTTTTATCGTAACTACACATACACAGCAATAACCATAATAGCTTAGGATGTTTTTGTAACAAGTTCCAGTTTTTATTAAAGTATTCATTAACTGTTAGAACAAAATGTTCTTGAACTTCTCTGTTGCCAGTTTTAGCACTACTAATATATCGATTTAAAATAAAAAATTCGTTTTTTAATGCTTTTTGATTGTCAGCATCCATGGCATCCCATAGTTCACGAATGTTTTCGTCTACTGCTTGCAATTTTTCTTTTAGTTCAACTTTTTCACTCATAATCTTCTTTGATTAGTTTGTATACAAGTATAACATTATCCACAGCTTTTTGTAAAGAGGGATTGGTTTTTGCATGCCTAAGAATGTCTTCCCATAATTTTTGTTGTTCTAATTTAACATCAAGCTCGTTTCTTGCATACGTGCGTCCAATTTCAAATCTTTCCGAATGATTGGCCCCAAATTCTCTTGCATAGATAACTCCATCTGCATTTTCATAGATATAAGTAGCTCCTGGCTTTAATCTACTAGTCATAAAATTTTATGTAACTGAATAATTTCACTTTGTCGATTTATTTCTTTTACAAAATAAACACAATCAGGTTTATCTCCAGTTCTAGTCGGCACTGCTAATAGTTGTCCGGTTTTCATCTTAGGAAAATACCATTTTACATCATTATAAAAATTGATAATTTCTATTTTTTTGAATTCGACTCTAAAACTACTTAATGGATTAAACACTAATGCTTCAAAGCCTCTATCGTTTAAACTTGTAAGAGGTAGAATTTCTATATCGCTTGCACTTTGACTATCGCCAACCGCGATTGACCAATCAATAGGCATTGTTACTTCGTCATCTCCAATTTTTAGAACCATCGCAGGTGCATTAAATGATTCTAAGAAAATTAGCGGAACAAAGAAAAAATCAGGTTCTGCAGGATTGCTATTGTCTAAAACGGCGAATCTTGTGTTCTCATCTACCTCATCTGGTAAATTGTTTAACGAGAATGTTTCATTATTTAATGTTAGTATTTGCATAGTTATTTTTGCCAATCAACCTTTTCTATAGTAAACGGGTACTTGGCTTCCTTATAGTATTTTTTTCGCTCAGTTAGATGACGTTTAGCATATTTGCAAGTGCTAGTAATGTCCCAAATTTCTACGTGGTCTTTATCTTCAGCTTTTCTAATGCCTCGCCCAATCGATTGTATAACCCTTGTAAAGCTTTTTCCGGGCTCCAGAAGAACCAAATTAAAAATACGAGGGATATTAATACCCACAGCGGCCACACCATAAGTCGCCACAATAATCTTGTTGTCTGAAATTTTAACTTCATCATATTCTTCTTTTCTATCTTTTGCTTTAACTTCGCCACTAACAAATACACTATCTGTTATTTGCTCTATTAATAAATTTCCAGTGTCAATTCTATTAACTAGAACTAAAGTATTGCCAGATTGACCAAGTTTTGTAATTAGTTTACTAATGTACCCTATTCTTTCTTTGTTTGTAACAAGATATTTTAATTCATCTGCATAAGATTTAAATTCAGGTAAATCTAATAGTTGCAGTACATTAACATGACACCCGGATAATATTCCCATGTCCTGTAATTCGTGTGCAGCAATACCACCAATTACCGGTCCTATGCTGGCAAAAATAGGCTCTGCCTCAAACGCATTCTTAGGTATAGTACCAGTTAATCCCCATCTAATAGGTGTTCCTGAAAAGTTATGTGTTAACAGATTTTTTAGCACATCTGCTTTAGCCATATGTACTTCGTCAACAATAACAGTTTGGACACCGTGTAAAAATTCTGCCAGTGATAGTGCTTCTTCTAAATCCCAGTTTTTAGATTTCTTATCTAACACATTTAAACTTTGCCATGTACAAATAGTATGTGTATGGCCAATCATTTTTCGATCACCAAAATAGACTCCAACGTCTAAACCAACGTTAACAAAATCTTCTTCTGTTTGTGTAACTAGATCTTTATTAGGAACAATCGTAACAGTTCTACCATACTTTTCTGCACAATGGGCTAGCGTTGCTGTCATGATTGTTTTTCCAGCGCCTGTTGCTACTTCTTGCAGAGCTTGAGTGTTAGTAAAAAATCGATTTATAACTTCAACTTGATCATCTCGTAACGTAATAGGTTGACCTTCAAATCTATGTCCTTTTGGCCATACTTTTCCTTGATCTGCCCAGTAATTGTTTGTTACTGATTGAAACTCAATTTTTATAGGAGTTCTATGATCTTCAAGATCATCTATGCTAATACCAAGATTCCCTAGTACTTCAAAACATCTTTCTAATTGATTTAAATAGCCATTGCCGCCGAGGCCAAACAGACTAATAGATCCGTCCCACCGTCCTAATTTATATGCTGGACGATATCTAGCAGTCGGATCTTCGTATTTAAAAGTAGAGACAAGTTTTTTACGAGCGTCTAATGGGAGACCCTCAAATTTAATGTTTACTTCATCCCTAATAATTAATTTTACTCCCATAGCGTTGTATTTTCAATAATAGGTTGTTGATCAGTATATGTAATAATTAAATCACAATAGTTGGCGTATACCGCAGTTTTAGTATGTCTTAAAGAATTTCCTATACTAATAACAGACATAGGCTTCCATTCATTTTTTATGAAAAATTTAGGTATTTTTCCATTCTGTACACCTACAACTTTTGTCTCTAGATTAAGGTTGCAATTGTAATTGTTTTCTGCAATTAGTTTGTTAAATTGTGTTCCTATGTCGTTGTTTGGTAATCTAAAATAAATTCCAATATTGTTAAAAATTTCATTTTTTATGAGGCTGTTATGCAAATTTTTTAACTCTTCGAAACAGTTTTTTTCATTATTTGCATCAAACACAATGAGTACCGGTAATCTTTTTAATTTTTTAAGTGAATAAAAAATTTCTTCTAGTGAGATTTGATTTTTATCAATCCATATTTTAGCATCTTCTCTAAAAGCTATTTTTTCAGTTAATGTTTCTGGTGATTTTTTCTCTTTTTTAAGAAAATACTGATATCGAACACTTCGATCAAACAATAGCTCGTCGTCTAACGGAGCACTAATACTAAGATCGTTTGTAATAGATTTTTGAAAGTTTTGGTTAGCAATGTTACTGATTAAAAATTGGTCAAAAATTTCAGTTTTTGACCAGGATTTTATGGTATTATAGAAATTAATGATAGTTTCTTGAATTTCAAAATCATATGGTTTTACCAGTTCATACAATAAGACAATATTTTTTTCAGTTAAGTCAGCCTGATAAATTTTACCGTTATACAAACTTTGTAAATTTTCAATTTTCTTAGAATTTTCGGTCAAAATTCTCCTAATTTGCCCAGAGTATGTAAATTCTAAATTTAACACTTGGGTGTGATCATTATTATTTGAAATATAAAATTTTTTAATCACATTAATTTTCCTAAAAGGCTTTGACCAACTTGGCTCATCTACTGAGGCCTTAATTTTTTCAGAAAAATTACTAATTTTTCCGCAATTTTCTTTAAGAATTTTAACCAGCAGTCTTGATTGATTTTCTGTGATAAAAAAATTACCTAAAATTGATTTACCAAGGCTTTTTAAAATTTTTAAATCTCGAGACAGCATTGTTTTTTCAAACTCTTTATTGGAAGAGTTTAAAATTTCGATCAATAAGTTATCAACAGTTGTCATAACAGTTAGTTTACAGATTTTTTTGTAAAAAGTCAAGAGTGTAATAAAAAATAGGCCTATAAATATTTAAGGCCTATTAAGTGCAATTTGGATAAATGATTTACAGAGTGGCATCCTCCATACCAGCAACTCTTAATTTAACAATATTTGTAATTTGCCACTGTTTCTGGTCTAATGCTTTGGTAATACCTAACCATCTATTCCTAAGCAAGGCAAATTCATTGATAATTTTTTCAAAGTCAACAACGTCAGCTTCTCCTTCAACAAATTTTTCACAATCTCTTGAACTCAATGCTCTTTGATAGTTCTCAAGATACTTTCTAAAGTGCTGACTTTTTAATCTCCGAAGCTCAATGTTCAAATATTCTAAAATTGCCTCAATTTCTTGTAGTTGGCTAAATCGCTGTTCTACAATACCTGGCATATTTGCCGCTGCACGTTCAATATTTCCTGTCAACCGGCATTCTGTTCTAGCAGAATCAAGTTCGTCTTTGAAATACTCAATAGCATCGGGTATATGTGAAATATCCTTGGCAATTTTAGTGTACCAGGTCATTAAAAATCCAATTCTCTGTAGTCTTCGTCTTCTGGTTCAGCGTCTTCATCTTCATTTAGATAATAGGCAATTGCTTGGTCGAGTATTTCATCAACACCTGTGGCATTTTGTAGTGTGCGGTCACTGACTCCAAAGTCTGCCAATAGGTCAATATACCTTTCAGCAACAGTTTCTAATTGTTTTTTGTCTAAATATTCAACAAAGTTTAACCAGATGTCTCCGATTTGTGTTTCATTCAACATGTTCTTCATTCTCCTCAGGAACGGTAGTTGTAGGTTTGATATGAAATTTTTCCATTATCATATCTAATTTATCATCTTTCCATTCTTTTCGGTAGAATTTGAACTCTTCACCAGTTTCTGGATCAATCCACTTGAGTCTATTGCCTTCTTGTTTAAGCAAGCCCTCTTTTTCAAACAAATCAATAAGACCACTATAAGGATTCATACCAGTTTCATAGGGAATCTTAACTTGAACACCTTCAAAAGGTTTAGCATAACGTGTTTTCATAATTTTACAACTAGCACGAATACCATTTACTTCAGATGTCTTGTTACCGTCCTCGTCTTCTTTTAGTTTTAGTTTTTTCATAGCAACAACAATACTTGATGCATAGATAAAACCTTGACCACCAGAAATTTTGTCGTCAGGATCAAACATATCTTGACTTGCATATGTATGATTAGTAGCAACTAGTCCAATATTAAGTGCGCCGAACATATTAACGCAATTACGAACAAGCGCTGTCAATGCTTTAGGTTTACGACCCATGTCGCCTTTCAGGTCGCCCGCTTCAAATTGATTAACATCGGTTGGAGTCAGCAACATACCAAGACTGTCTATGACAAATAAAACTTTGGGTCGGCTTTCTTCGGGCATTTCTTTGTATTCTTTGACAAATTCGTTAATTGTCTTGGCAACATCGTCAATCATTGCCATATTGATTTTTAACAACTTTTGTTCACTAGTATCTACACCTAATGCCTTAAGCCATTCTTCGTCTAGTGCGTTTTCACTGTCGATTAAGACAACATAAATTCCTTGTTCTTGTGCATTTTTTACAATGTTACCAGAACAAATATAACTTTTGCCGGCACCTGACTCACCAGCAAATACAGTTACTTTACCTAACGGAATTCCTCTACGAAAATCTCCGCTGATGAGATAATTTAATGCATAATTACCTGTTGAGATCCAGTCCGTGGGGTCTGTAAATCCTACACTAAGGCCATCGATAGATTTTGTTAGTGTTTTTCTAAATTTTGATAGATCGAAAGGTTTAGTTGCCATATTAACTATCCAATTCTTTAGCATTCCACTCTTTAACTACAGCAATCATTTCTTCTTCTGTGCTACAAAGAGTTTTACAGGTTTTCCAGTCATTGTCGCTGTCACGACCGCCAACTTCAACCATAAATCCATTATCATACCGATTAATAGTAATAGATTCGTTTACTTTATCTAATTTTGTTAATTTATATCCTGCCATAATATTCTCCTAAATAATGGGGTGAGAACCAGGGCGTGTGACTAAGTCACAGAGGCCCAGGCCTTGTTATTGCTTTTGACGATTACGAATCATTGCCAAGATATCTTGGGCTCTGCTGTCATTAGGTTTAGCAGTAGCTGATTCTTCTTTAGGTGCAGGTGCAGCCTTAGGTGCAGCCTTAGGTGCAGGTTCGTCATCATATTCATCATCTGAAGAAGATTTCGCTGTTGCTTTTACAGGATCTCCTGTTACTTGACTCATACCTGCTGGTTTGAAGTATTGACCCCAACGTTCCATATCAAATGGTTCACCGTTGACACTTGCTTCAAACATTTCTTTCATAACCTTTAATTCGACTTCGCTTGGCTTTTTAGGCAAGAAGTCGTTAAGATTAAACAGGCCATGATTCTTAACAGCAGCTTGTTCTTCATCGTTTAGCGGTCTTTCACGACGACTCCAAGAAGAAGTTGAATAGTCAGCATATCCACCTTTTGAACCTTTCTTCATACGGAAGTCGAGTCCGTGTACAAAGTCTGTTGGCAGATCTTCTAACTCTGGGTCTACAAGAGCAGAACGAATTAGTTGGAAAATTTGAGGACCGATAATAAATCGGCGGATTGGATTTTCAGGGTGTTCAGTTTCCTTTAGGCCGTCTTCTACAACGAAACCTTGGAAAATGTAACTACGCTTCTTCCAATATTTACGACCCATGTCTTCAAGACTAGGATCTTTGAACCAACCACGCACCTCTGAGAGGATCGGGCAAGTATCACCATACATTTCAACGCATGGTACTTGAACAATAGTTTGTTTTGATTCTGCTTCACCCTTGATGCCACCGAATGGTAGCTTGATCATAGCACGTTCAACCCAGAAAAATGTGTTGTCAGTGTTTCCATCGGGTAAAAATCGAAGTACAGACTCGCTGCCTTCTTTTAGATTCCAGAACGGATAAATCGAATTATCACCGCCTGTACGCTCTCCTGAACCACGTTGTTCAGATGCCTTTAGTTTTGCACGAATTTCAGCCAAAGTTGCCATAATATTCTCCTTTATTAGCCTTTGTATTTTTTTGCCTTTATTTGTTCGAAACCTATCAAACAAAAAACGCATACATGTTATTGTATGCGTTTTTATTTAGTTCTGCAAGAAGAATCTTGCTCTAATTATGATTATCTATAATTTACGATGCTCATAATTCTTTGTATTTCAGAATAACCAGTAGATTCCGCCATTGGGGTGTCAGCTATATTGCCGCCGCCTGGTACCGCTCTTCCAGGTAACGGTCTTGCCGCAGGAGCTGCTGGTCTAGCACCTTGACCTGCTGGTGCCCTATTACCAACCGGCCTAAATCCTGCTGGTGGCGCAATACCTTGAGCTTGTAGTGCAGCCATAGTTTTGTTGCCAATTAATCCATCTGCTGTTAATCCATTAGCTTTTTGGAATGCTTTAATTTCAGCAGGTGTTGTAGGCCATTTTCCAGCCGGTTGTGCTGCTTGTCCTGTTGTCGGTGCTGCTGCTGTAGTTGTTCCAGTTTCTGGATTAGTTTTACTGCCGTCTGGATTATTAATTGTTACATTTTGTCCCTGAGCATTAACTCCGGTAGATGGATTAGCTGCTGGCGCCGCTGCTGGTGCTGCCGCAGCAACCGGATTAGGTTCGTCAGGAACAAAATTATCTGCTGGGTCATCTACTGGACCAGATGCTTGCGCTGGTTCTGGTGCTGGCTTACCTGCACCCATTGCTGCTTCAGGATTGTCTTCAGGTGCTGCTGGCGCTGGCTTACCTGCACCCATTGCTGCTTCAGGATTGTCTTCAGGTGCTGCTG